AATCTTCACTTTCTTTTTTAATGGAAGACGCAAAAAGATTAGGAGATAATTTTGATAGATTGCAAAAAACAATAGATCATTCAGTAAAACCAGAAAAATAAAACTAACAGGAGGTAATAATGGAAGCAATTACACAAGCAAAAATACTAAAGTATGCTTTAAAACTAAAAGATCTTAACGATAGATTAGAGAAAGCTAATCCGTTTAAAAAGAAACAAAGTCCGTTGAATGAGTATAAAGAGAAACTTGTAGAAACTCCGACTCACCCTGATGTATTTCAGGATGCTTACATAGACAGTGACGCAGACGATCAATGTTAGATCAACTTAGTGAAAAGTCTGTTGAGGAAGCTCTTGACTGGATGACTAAAAATGATGATAAGTTAGCAGAAAAAAAATCTGACTATCATCATCTTGATAGATTTAGCAAAACTCTCAAAGCTCAACTAATGAACAATGAGTCTAGCAATATGTCGGTATCAGCTAGGGAACAGTTGGCCCTCGCTAATGAACATTATCTAACTCATTTGGATGGCTTGCGAGAAGCTGAGAAACAGTATCTGGAATTAGAATATAAGATGGACCAGAAGAAACTTATTTGTCAGCTATGGCAAACCGTCAGCGCAAACCGTAGACAGAGTGTGTAAATTGTGGTTAGTTCTATGAGTGAAAACAAAACAAGAACAACAGCAGAACAAACCAGAAATGACACCAGAAACCCAACTATGGGTCTCTGTTATTATAGTGGCTTTACATGACTCACGTATGGACTTCAACGATGTAAGCATTGTTGAACGTAAGGCACTAAACCACCAAACCTACTACGATTTTGTAGACAGTAAAGATTTCAGAATATCAAAGAAAAGAACATTAAACCTAGTTGACTGTGTTGAAGCCCGAATGTGGTTCGAGAAACAAGACGATCAGTTTCAGATGGTATGCAATATGGCAAACCTAGATCCTGAATGGGTATTCAATCTCTATCGAGATGTATTACACAAAGATGACATTGATCCAACAGAGATACTAAAAAGATTTTTTATGTTTAAGTTTTAATCACGGCCTGATGTACGAAGTGAAGCAATCTTCTTCTTTGCTTTTGTAAGCATCGTGGCACAAATACCTTTTATGGATGATGTTGCTTTCTTCCACAACAAACGGAGTGCCGAACCTAAAAATTTCTTTACCGCACTTTTCACAGTTTCCAAGTTTAACATTTTTTTCTCTCCTCATTAGTCATATATCTTTTTAATTTTAAGTCTGCCCATATCTTCATATAGCTCTGCTTTTACTTCTTTGCATTGCATTACCATACCGTCTTGATTAGCTCCGATGTTACGTTCAATAACTCTGCGCTGTTTCAAACAGTCGGTCATGCCGTCAGTCGGAACATACTCAATGATTGATCCGTTCTGTATCATCAATATTGCAAATACTACTTTAATGGTTTCCATTCTGTCTTACCTTATCTTTTAAATCCTCTACAGCATCCTCTAGTTTTAGAATACGATCTTCAAAAAAGTTTATGGTAAGGTCTTGTGATCTATCTTTTGGTAGATCTTTTAAGTCTTCTTCAATCGCCTCTATTTGTGTACCAATATATTCAATCAACATAAATTGTTCTGAGTCGGCTGGCAGTGAACCCAGCTCTCCCCTTGGCCACTTAATTCTGAACTCAGTATTCTTTTCTAAGTCAGCTTGCATAAGCTGTATTTCTGTTTCTATAATATTTAGTCTTTCAATAACCCCAAAACCAAACCAACAGCCTACGGCTACTGCTCCAATTATTGAGATTAAATTACGCATCGGCATGGAGACAGCCGTGTTTTCACTTATCTTCATACTTCTTCTAGCTCTCTATTCTCACAGTAAAAGGCCCATGTCTTGAGTGGTTTGCCATCGTAATTGCCTTTCTCTTCTGCAAGTTCCATGACCAGTTCTACCTTGTTCCAAAAAACAAAGTCTAAACATTCCTGCCTTGCTTCAAATGATTTAAGCATATAGTCAGTGTAGATAGGCTTATCTACATCTTCATACCACATCATGGCTGATATAATCCAAATCATTTTTTAACTAAGCTGCCACCAAAGTATAAACCTGTTATTGCTGCTACTAAATTTGTATCTAGCGGTGTTATAACAATACCCCTAGCTGCCATAGGAACCCATTGCATTACTTCTTTGCCCTCAAAGAAAAGGAACCCAGGTTTAAATTCTAAGTACCCTACAATAACTTGCGCCTGTGGATCTATCAAAGGTAGTATCTTTGGCAATACAATAATTGCAAATATTGCAGTCAATGCAATTATTCTACGTGTCCATTGAAAACCTACGTTCTCATATTCTCTTGCTTCTCTGAAAGCTGCTGTTTGAACTTCAGCTCTCTCAAGCATCATCTTTTGCTGTGCTTGTTTTGCTTTAATACTTTGTGACCAAATGCTCATCACTCCACCCAGTACGGTAGAGCCAAGCATAGTAATCATCTCAAAGGGAATACCCATTGAAACCTCCTATGTTATTTAATTGTATATCCTGACGGTTGTGTAGATAATTGTGGTATCTTGTCAGGCTGATTGCCTTCTAATATATCTTCTAAATTTTTTTGCACGTACCAAACGACTGAGCCTATTACGTTATCTCTAGTAAAGGTATCAACCATTTCTTTTAAACTACAGCCAAACTGCAACAACAAAGAAGTTGCTTTACCATCGCTTCTGGCTTCTCTATCTAAAGTTGATTCCGACTTTTTTGTCCGTACCCATATCGCTACGACAGTTATGCCAGTATTTGTGGTTATGTAATCTAGTGTAACCCTGTAGAATACATTGTCTATATTCAAAGGAAAAGTCATGCACTGCATTCTGTTAGGGATTTCCATTCTAGCCACGTTACTCATAATCTCTTTCTATTATCATTTCTAAGTAATGTATAGCTTTTTCTATATCTTCTCTTTTACCCTTGTATTTATGCCTGCAAACGTACTTGATTACGTTGCCTTCTGCGTATGCTAGATTATTAGCATTGATAAACTCAGCAGGTTGTATGATAAATCTTTTGTAATGATCGCCTTTTATTTGTTTGTCCAGTGTCTTCATGGACACAATTTATTCCATCTTCCACCTTTATTCAACACCATTGGTAACAATTTTGGCTGACTGTTAATAATTATACCACAGCCTATTATGGGCCTGTCTTTAAATACTTTGTCGTAGGCAAAAGCCAGTGAATCTTTGTCTATTAAACATCCCACCTGCATAGCCCATAAAAGCGATGAAGGGTTACCCCAATATGATATGCCATACTTTGTATGGTAGTGGCCCTGCACGTAGCAGGTTCCCTGCTTTTGTCCAACAGTCATGATGTTTGCTGATTTACCGTGATGAAAGTGTACGTCATTACCATCTGGCAATCGGATAGTAAGTTCGTTATGCCATTTCCATCCAGGACCAACCTCTAATACTTCGTTGTACCCACGCATATATGCTCTGGGTAGTCCTGCTTTGAAAGCTCTACGGTATGCAAGTGATCCATGGTTGGAGTGTAGCAAGTCTACTTCAGGCCAAAGTTTTTCAATCTCATGTATTGTTCTTCTTGCTTGTTCTAACTCATCACCTGCGCTTGGCAAGTCACTATCTTGCCCATGAAAATTTAATCCGTGCTTGTCACACTCATCGCCAATATGCACCACCCTATCAGGTTTGTATTTTCGCCTGATAGAAGAAAGGAAAGGTAGTAAATCAGGGTGGTGATATGGACAATGCGTGTCTGATATAACCAGTATGCACTTGTTTTTCATGCTTGAATTTGTACTTGATTTGCACTAGAGGTGCAAGACTACATAAGGGTACGTATAATTAGGTAGCACATTTGTAAGAAAACAGTAGTTCCTATAAACCATACAAGAGTTCTCAGTTGTTTCATATCTTTTTCGATATGACATAAATGATTATCTTTCAGAGTTGTTAGCTTTTGATCTAACAGTTCTAGCTTACCCTCTATACGGATAATAGCTTCTCTGTTTTCTTGTTCCATTAGATAGTTTGATTAGCTTTGAAGTCTGCCCACGCAGCTTTTACAGCATCAGTCCATACAGCATTTGCTACTGCTTGTACTTCTGGATCTTCACCAGATATATCATCATCAGGGTGTTTAACATGTCTGTGTGGTGAACGTGATATTTCTTTGTCATCTTCTTTGATAACAGTATCAGTTCTAACTTGTATAGCTTTGTATTGTCCAACGACCTCTATCTTTGCTATTTCTGTTTCTTTTGTTATTGCCATTGTTTTCTCCTTATTAAAATTATTTATGCTGTTTTATATGTAATTGTAAAATTTATATCTGAATCAGCAGCAGTGGTTAAATTTGAAACAGCTAAAGTGCCATCAGTTGAAGAATCAACTACGTTTCTAAATAAAAGTCTTGTGGAATTATTATATGCGGCAGTTGTGACATAACCAGTAAAGTCTACTGAATCAACTTCAGCAGTCCCTACTACATGACTAAAAAAATCATTTGCAACTGAAAAAGGTAGTCCTTGAAATTCTAAATTGTTGCTTGATGTCATTCCACTTTTTGTGATATTAAACATATTAACCATAACCGTAACCACATTTCCTACTTTTACATAAACACCAGTTTTATGTTCTATTGAAGCTGTATTTCCACCTGATTGTGCGTCAGACAGAACTGGTGTAAAAGTACCTTCCTCATAATCATCAAGCAAGTTAGATGCTGTAGCAGTAGTTACACCTAAGTGTACACCTTTACCAGATGCACTAAATGTTATGTTATCTGTTAGTGTTGCTCCACCATCCTTTAATGTTACGCTATCAATAGCCACACCATTAGCTGATGTCTTTTCTGATATTGTATCTACTCTTATTTCACTCATGTATTACTCCTATACGTCTTGTACGTTTGATAGCTGGTCGTTAGCTTTTAGGTCTGCGTATGCAAGTTTTATTGGATTGTCTGTTGCATCTAAGCTGTAGTCGATTTTAAAGTGATCTACATGACGATTAGATATACGCATAGTTTTTTCTTTTGCTTCATCATCACGAGTGTCTTTATCTTTATAAATTAAAACATCATAGACTAATTTCCATGCAGTAGTGCCATCGTCATCTACAACCATCTTTTTAACATACGCTTCAGGTATTCTTACATAAACATCTGTAAGAACTGTACCCTCATGTGTTGTCATGTTTGCTGTTATTGCCATTGTTTTCTCCTTAGTTTAATAATTTTATATCGTTTTGTTCAAGTATCTCATTGGCTTTATCTTCACCAACTGCTGCTTTAGCTAGTTCATAAACAGCATTAGCAAGTCTTTGATGTTTTTCGTATTGTTGCCAGATAGCACCATTATGTAGCCTTTGCATACCAGTTACATTGATAAAGTGATTTGGTGTGCCATTTTCTTCTCGACCAACGAGTTTCATCTCTGCCAACTTTTCGTGATTATAAGAAATGAACTTGTCAAACTTAGAGTCAATAACGCCTTTACCATGAGATAAGTCATAAGCTCTAACTAAATGAGCGTCTTCATATTTATCATAAGTGCTAATAGAAGATGAGCCATCAACATGAATATCGCCCTCACTATCAATTATAAACCTTATGCTAGTACCGTCAGATACACCAAATAAATTAGCGTTCGCTCCTCCGTTAGACGGAGCAGTTGAACTTGTGCCTGTTCTTAACCTAGCTTTTAAATTGATCGGTACATTTGCGTTAGTTGCTTTTGATGTGTTATTTGTCTCAAAATATGATTGAAGTTCAAGGGCAGTTGTTCCAGCATCAGCAAAACCAAAAAGAGCAACTCCACCGTTAGATGAATTAGCTTTTTGTATGGCACCATAAGTATCCGCTTCTGCTGCTCCTGTAATTCCATGAGCAACATCTGAGTTTTTAAAAGTCATGGAGAAACCATCATTTGCGTTGTGATCTAAAGTAAGACCACCAGCATCAGCATCAGGAGTACCTTCACCACCAGTTGCAAACTTACCATCATTTTTTATTGTTAAACGACCAGTGTCATTTGTGCCTAATATCATATCATCATCTACTTTGTTTATTATTTTAAACTGATCAAATGAGTCAATTTGCACCTCACCTTTTGTGGTTGTTCCATCCTGTAAGTTTATTGTTGGAGTCGTTCCATTTAGTAAAGTTAAAATACCACCGTTTGCCATTATGAAAGAGTCTTCTCCACCAGTTTTGAAATCTATCTGGTCATCTGTGTCAGCACTTATGGTTGTGTCACCGTCTGCATCTAGTACAACACCATCTGATACACCTTGTACATCAACTGCACCATCTTTCAATATAACACTGTCTATAGCTACACCATTTGCACTGGTATTTTCACTAATAGTGTCTACTTTAATTTCACTACTCATCCTTAGTCTCCTTTAATTCTTCTTTTAATATATTAATATAGCCTTGTTGGGCAAATCTTAGGTCCTGCATTTGTTTAGATACACGCACTACTTCTTCCAAAGCTGACTTAGCTTTGTTAGATATTTTAGTTTCGTCATATTCTTTGTTGTCTAGTGTAAACATTATCGCACCAACCATTCTTCAACACTATCACTAATGTCTCTCATTTTAATCCAATTTGTTCCTGTTGGTTGTCCTTTAAGCATTCTTAATTTACCCATAAGACCAATAGCATCCCACTCTTTTCTATCTTGTCGCCTTACGTAGGTTTGTGTGCTATCCCATTCAGGATTTAATTTTTTTCTGGTAAATTTATTGCCGTCTACATCAACCACTCTAACTGTAGCGTCACTTGGAACAGTTACATCAGATGGTATTCTATCTGTTGCATAAGAGTGTTGTTTTATTTGATCTTCGCCATCTAAATTTTTGTAAGTTTCAGTCCATTCAGTTGAAGTATATTCTTCTAAAATATGATTACCAAAATCATCTTTTAAATATTTAGATTTCCATTTATCATCTATGTCAGAGTCTCCTATTACAACTGGTAAAGCAGAAACAACTCCAATTATTTTAGAAGCATCATCACTATCGGTTGCTTTAACAATTTTATTACCATCTAAAACAACAGAATACCCTCGTCTATCTTCACTAGAGGAATTACCATCTTTCCACTCAAACATCTCTGCATAGTCAGCACCTCCTGTTGTTACTGACCCACCATCAATTGATAAACTACCTGCTCCATTAAAAATAAACTCATTGTCAGAAAAAGCAGTAGAACTTCCATTACCAGAAACACCTCTAAATAATCTATAAGCCGAACTAGATGCAGTTACGCATGATATTTCCGCTACTGAGACTGAACCATCCAAACTTCCATGTCTTATTTCAGCACCAAAAGCACAACTTTTGTCGTTTCTAGATACATGAAGTTTTTGACTATCTTCAGCAGAAAGAGTATCTCCAAATAATGCTTGTCCATGACTATGTATTCTAAATTGTTCTGTTGTAGTTCCAGCTTGTGCTACACTTACAGAAAAACGGGCGGAGTTAGTAGCTCCATCTGTTGTGACACTTGCTATTGCCAAATCAACATCGGTATTATTACCAAATTGAATTCTTCCTACACTTTGTGAGGTATTACTATCATTTCTTCTAATTTGTATTCCATGACCGCCACCTGATGCTGGGGTCTCGATTTGTAAAAAATCGTCAGTATGACTAGCAGAATCATTAACAATTAATTTTGAACCAATCATTGTGAAAGCATTAGTTCCGCCTACCTCAAATACTAACGTATCATCTGTAGCTGACGATATACTGGTATCTGCATCATCATCAAAGTCAATCTTGTTATTAACTCCGTCTATTTGTATTCCTGCCATTTGTTTCTCCTTATATTACGACAACAGTAGAATTAGAGCCTACTGTAATAACTCCTGTTACACTTACTGGACCGACCATAAACATATTCTGACTGGTCAAAGTAAATGTGTTAGATATTGTGTTTGAATGTATAAATGAACCGCCAGCACTTTGCAAGGCAAACGCCCCTGCTGATGAGACCTGTAGTCTCTCTGTGCCACCAGTATCAAATCTTATTGTGTCATCATCAGAACTTTCTTCTACTTGTATTTTAGTGTCGTTGTCTCCATCAACAACTAACTCAGATGATGAACCTTGTATGCCTAGTTCTATTTTCAAAGGTGTGCCAGTACCTGCAATAGTCTGTGTGACATTGATAGTATTAGTTGGGTTTGAAAACGCTGAAGATACAATCGTACCTTCTGTTACGTTGCCAGCACTATCTGTTATACGAATAGCTCTACCTGCATAGTATGTAGCTGTCAGGTCTGTGCTTGTAGCTGTAATAGTTATGGTATCAGAGTCTGATCGTGCTACTGTGTAAGTACCATCACCATCACCAAACTCATAAAAGCCTTCACCGATTTGGTTATACATACTACGGATGTTAGCCATAGTCTCACGTGCTGCATTGTTTACATTAGAAGGAGCCATACCTTCAGAAAAATTTACAGTTTGCGTGTCAGTGTTGTTACCTGCGGTTGTGCTGTATTTACCTACGCCTGTTCCTGCCATGCGTTCTCCTAATCTTCTTTTAAATTAGTTGCTTTAGCTGCTTCGTTTGCTAATATTGCAAACACTGCATTGTATGCCTGTGACACATCCATATTTTTGTGTCCAACGATAAACTTTTTACCTCTATCTGATGTTAATATTTTACCAATACCTGCATTTATTAATAATGATTTAATTGCAGAACCTTTCAATTCTTTGGCTTGAGCAACAATAGATGCCGATTCTAAAGATGCACCTACATCTGCTGCGCTGTTTACAAAAGGTAAAACATTATTAATATCTTTTAACATTTTAACCTCAGATGGATCTAATACATTTAGAAGGCCTTGTCTTTCGTAATCTTTTAAAACATTTGAGTATCTAGCAGGGTCTACTACATTGATACCAGCAGAAGCTCCAGTTTGCGCTGTTGATGTTGAGTTTGCAAAAATATTATCAATTACACCTGCTCTAAATTTATTTAATGTATTCTTATCAAATTGTTTAACAGCGTTTTGCACTAATTGTCCTGCTTGTTTATTTGACAAAACTTGATCTATAAAAGGTTGTGCAAATTTAGCGTCAGATACTTGTGTTAAATTATTTTTTTGTATTTTGTATATGTTATTAACGGCCTGTAAAAAATTTTTAGACTTGCCCTCTAGTATTGCTTGTATTGATTGTTGACTAGTGTTTTTAATATATCCCAAATTGTTACTGTTGTCTAAAAATTCTGCTATAAAAGCATCTTGAACTCTGGCCCAATCTGCTCTTGTTTTAATACCTGCCTGACCGCCTGATCCAAGATACGGTTTACTTGTTTTGTAATAAAATGCTTTTTTAGCTTTGTTAATTAAAGTAGGACTATCTAGCTGAAATAATCGTTGCGCAATAATCTCTGGACTATCTTTACCTATAGAATTAAAAAACATTAACTCATCAAGTGTGTTAAATCTTTGCCTTGCTAATTTATTTGCATTTTGCCATGCGTTTAAAAACTTTTTATCTGTGCTTTGCACATTTTCTAATGTATTAACTATTGCTGATCTTAACGAAACTGCCTGAGCTTGTGCAAGTTTACTGTAATCACCTTCTCTAGCAATTGTTAAAGGGTAGGCTCTTTCTCTAAAAGCATTTAATATTTGAAAATTATAATTTGCGTCAGGTATCTCTAAGATTTCATTAACAACTTTTAAAAGTTCTGTTTCCAAAGGTTTAACATTTATGTCCTCACCTTTTGCATTTACAGCCTGAACTCCTTGTTTAAGTTTAGCTGCTACAGATTTAAGGTTATCTATATCATACACAATATCATCGCCTCCAAGTAACGATTTTGCAGCAGCGTAGGCTGATCCTACTTTTACCTGACTAGCGTTTTCATATTGGCCTATGGCCTTAAGTATTTCATTACCTGCTTTTTGTGTAGATACAAACTCTCCTCTTTGCATTAATTTTATTGCATCTCCAACAGCTTTATTTTCTATCTTTGCAACTTTAGTTACTAAATCGTCATAGTTAGTTGGGTTGATTTCTTTCATGTAAGCATTAATTTGTCTTCTTTGTGCAGCTACTGCATCACCAATAGAGCCTGTAGTACCCTCAACTTGACCTTGTAATTTTCTAATAAATGGACTTGTTACTAATTGTCCTACTGTAAGGTCGTTATATATGCCTATATCTTTCGCAGATTGTTGTCCTATTCTTGCTTCAGGGCTTACTTTTGCTAACCCTCCACCTTTAAAAGCATTTATTAGTCTTTGAACAAAGTGACCTACACCACCTCCACCAGCTTCAATCAATCCTGTTATTAAGGGTCTTTGCACATATGCCTCCATAGGCGTTTCTTTTTGTATTCCAAATACTTCTTGTATGGCCTGATTGGCTATTTCTGTGCCTGATCCTGACAAACCAAATAAAGCTAAAGTTTGAGCTATGTTAGTAGGATTTTTTGTAGCTAAAGCAATTGCTGTGGATGTAACAATTTCTGGAGACTCACTAATTGCTTCAACAATATCTGTCATAAATTCTTTTGGATCATTTAAACTTTGCAAAAATGGTTTATCCACAACTGAATATGAATCCTCACTTGTTTTTCTAAATGCAAGTTTCCCATTTATAGTCGTAAAATCTCCGTCTGGGTAAAGACTGTTAAATATAGAAGCCTTTTCCTCAACCGTATCTCCATAGCCAACAGCTACTCTATCTTTAAAACCTAATGGTGTAGTTAAAACATCGCCTGTTGCTGGATCTTGAACATAACCCTGACCCAATTGTGTATTCTTTTTATAATCTAAATAACCGTCAAAACTAGCCATTATTGAAATACTCCTGTTAATCCTTGAACTGTTCTATTCAGTTCTATTTTGTCTATAATTCTGTACGCTTGTTTTTCACTAAAACCTAATTTTACTAACTCATTAGCATAATTTGTGATAGATTTTTGTGACTCTTCTGTGTAATTGTTTATTTTGTCTTTGTCGAAAATTAAAGATGGTTTGTAATCAGCTTTGTTAGAATTTGCTAAAAAGGCGTTTCTATCAGCAGCGATGATTTCCATTTCTACTACTGATTTAATTGCACCTATAGCTTGTGAGAATGAAGTGAAAGTTCCTAATATGCCGATTGCTCTTTCAGCTATTTCTCTTTCTCTATCAGTATATCTACCAGACTCATCACCTGTAATAACTCTAAGGTTACGTGAAACAAACAACTCTGCTTGCGCTCTAAACTTAGCTTGATCTTCTGCGCTTTGATTTCCAAAAAATGCGTTAATTTTTTGTTCGTACTCTGGTAAATCAAATGCACCAAAGAAACCACCAATCTGTTTAGCTAAACTTCCTGAAACTCCAATTGCAGCAGGACCAAATCCTCTTAAATCTTGAAGTAAAGAGATGGATGCTCCTATATTGTTTTGACTAGCAACTACCTGTTCAGCAGCAGCTTCAACTATATCTTTTGGTATTTTACCTGTATATATGTTGGTTTTACCATTGTCGCTAAAGTTTTTTATGTTTTCAGGTTTAAATATTTCAGTTATAGGCAATGAGGTATCGACATTTGGATAAAATTCAATCTCATTTATTTTTTCTGGATCAAAACTAAAACCACCTTGTAGTTTATTTAATGCAGCTACATCTTCATTTGACAGTATATAAGTTTTAGAATCACCTTCTTGTATGTCTTTAAGTAATCGTAAACCATCATCACCATACGCCTGTAAAAAAATATCAGGATACATATTAGCAACAGCCTCTAAGTTTCCACCTTCTTCTACAAGTTTGTTGTTAAATTGCTGTTGAGCTAATTCTGCTATATCTTGTTCACCTGGTATAGCTATACGTGGTATTCCATTTTCTATTGCATACAAATCATCACCTACTTGTCTAAACTCTGTTTTTTGAGGTATCTCATATACAGGTGTAAGACTTTGGTCGTCTTTATTTACTTTAAAAACAGTGTCTCCAAATTGCTGAAAAGATATATCCGATTTTTCTGGCTGAAATGATTTTCTTATTTCTTCAGCTTGCAAAGCACCACCCATAATTGCCTGACCTATTGGCACTCCTTGAGCAATTTGTATTCCTATACTTGTTCTTGGATCAGATAAAAAATCCTGAAAATTTTCTGCAGGAGCTAAAAAACCACCAGGCTTTCTGGCCTCTCTATAACTTTCTACAGGGTTAGTTAAAAATCCTCGAATCCCTTGAAATTTTGTTGACATATAACTCCTTTAAATAAAACCTAAGCCGCCTAGGGCTGCGCCTATAGCTGTTCCATATCCGCCTAAAAATGATGCAGGTAAGGCAGAACCAGCTATCGCTCCACCAAATGCACCACCTAAACCTCCTGGGCTACTGTCTGGTGCGCTTGTTACAGAAACTGGTAAACCACTTGCTATTGGTGTAATCAAACCTGCATAATTTTGTAGTGCTGTAATTGGTGCTTGTTGACCAAACTGAAATCTTGCTATTTGATCTTGTAGTTCTCTACGTGCTTGTTCTTCAAACGCAGCACCAACACCACCTAAAGCTGTTATGCCTCCCATCCTTCTTTGATCTATTCTTTCTTGTAATGGAGATAACTGTTGAGC